CAACCTACAAGAACTGCTGAGTTTATCGTATTGGACTTTGTGGTACAACCAACAGGAGCTGCTTTTCCTGAGTAATTTTAAATAAATCATATATTTATTATTGAAGACCAAATTTTGGAGATAACAAATGGCTGAACTTTTAGAAGCGAATAAAATATTTTACACACCATATGAACCGAAACTGAAAAATCGTTTTATCATGGAGATTAGTGGTATACCTGCCTTTACAATAAAGACAGCACAAAGACCACAAATAACTTTTGATGAAGTTGTTTTGGAACATATGAATGTTACCAAGTATGTCAAGGGTAAAGGCCGTTGGCAAACTTTACAGATAACTCTGTATGACCCGATTGTTCCATCTGCTGCTTCAGCCGTTATCGAGTGGATAAGATTACACCACGAGAGTGCGACTGGTCGTGATGGTTATCAAGACTTCTATAAGAAAAACATCAACTTTCAAGTATTAGGACCTGTAGGTGATATCATTGAAAAGTGGACACTATATGGTGCTTACATTCAAGATGCTGCATTTGGTGATTTAGACTTTAGTGATTCTAATCCTGTAGAAATTACATTAACATTAAGGTACGATTACGCTATACTTGAATTCTAAAAAACCGTTGTACTAAATACAACAAGGAGTTATAATGTCAGAACAAAAGTTCCCTACGGAAATTATTGATTTGCCGTCTGGTGGTAAAGTATATGGAAAAGACTCACCACTTGCTGAAGGTAAATTAGAATTAAAATACATGACCACACGAGAAGAGGACATCCTTATGTCTGAAAATCTTATTAAGAAAGGTGTGGTTATTGACAAATTATTGGATAGTTTGATTGTTACTAATGGTGTCAAACAAGAACATTTGATTTTAGGTGATAAGAATGCTGTGTTGGTTGCCGCTCGTATCCTTGCTTATGGTCCAGAATATACTGCTGAAGTAAGTAATCCAAAGAATTTTGAAGAAACTATAGAACATACATTCGACCTTACAGAATGTAAATTTAAAGAAGCATTAAAAGATGTAGATTATACTGATAATACATTTGAATATGAAACACCTATCGGTAAAAATAAAGTAAAGTTTAAACTTCTTACAGGTGCCGATGAAAAACAAATAGAAAAAGATTTGGAACAATCTAAAAAGTTTGGTTACAATACAGAAATATCAACACGACTTCGTTACACTATTACCGAAGTGGATGGGGATAATAAACCAGAAACCATAACTGCCTTTTCACAAAATATGTTGGCTCGTGACTCTGTGGCATTGAGGAATTATATAAAAGAAATTTCTCCCGATATTGATTTGACATCGGAAATTGAGATAGGAGGTGAGTCTGTTAGCGTGTCAATTCCGCTGACAGTCGAGTTTTTTTGGCCTAAATCCATCCAATAAATTAGATATACATCAAGCTATCTTTTACTTTATATATGGGACACCTGGTTTTACATTCCATGATGTCTATAATATGCCTGTTCATTTAAAGAATTTTTATATTCGAGAATTCATGGATTTGAAGAAAAAAGAAAAGGAACAGATTGATAAGGCACAACAAAAACCAGCACCTACAATACCTCGTAGATTTTCCCCTAAATAACTCTTTTCCTTATATTTATTAATATAACTAGGAGAACTACATCATGTCGTATATGGATAGAGACAATATCATTGAAGAAGGTTTGTTTGATAAACTTAAGAACTTTTTTAAAGATAGAAGAAAGTATAGTAAACTTACTAGAATTTTGATGAAAGATCCAAAGTGGAAAAAGGCATATAAAGATACTGAAAAAACAGTAGATGATTATCTTGCTTTAACTAAAAAGATAGAAGCAGATCTTGACAAACGACTTAAGAAAAAAGGTTTGAAGTAAACCACAATGGCCGATTTTACTAAACAAGACGAACAAAGACTCAAAAAAATAAATGCTGAGTTAGATACACGAGTTCGTAGAACTAAAAAGTATATAGAACTTGAGAAAGAAGCAGCTGCATTAAAAAGAAAACAAATTAATCACGAAAAAACTATTGAGAAGATAAATACTTCTCAAGAAGGTATACAGAAAAGATTAAATGATGCGATAAAAGCTCAAGAAGGTTCTATACTATCCATTCTAAAGTCTGCTATGAAACTTGATTTATCTACAACTTCCGAATTGTTAAACAGAAGAGCTGTTGCAAAAGAATCAAAGAAACTTGCTGAAGGTCAAGAAAGTGTTGGAAATAGTTTAGCGAAAGCGGTGAAGTTGGGAGATATAACCGTAACAGACCAAAGAAAAGTATTAAAAATTCAAGAGGGTATCGCGAGTGGTAAAATAAAAGAAGGTGATATTTCAAAAAGATTAGCTGGACTTAGTGGAAAGTTTCAAAAGAATGGTAAAAGTTATGGTAAAGCGCTTAAAGAGCAAGCACAAAGTCAAAGTAAAATAGGTAATCTAATCAATAAAAGTAGTGGTGGATTAGCAAAATGGGGAGCTAGACTTGGTGCATTTGGTGCAATAGCCGTTGGAGTATACAATTTAATGGCTAAGTTTGCAGCTAAAATAGATGAGGTAGGAAAAACATTTGGATTCTTGACAAGTAAGAATGAACAATTTAGAAATGGATTAATAGATGCTGGTAATGAGGCAATATTAATTGGAAAAGGTCTTGGTGATGTTCTTGCCGTAACAGCTCAACTTTCATCTGAGTTTGGATTAACATTAGATGAAGCTGGTGACTTATCAAATAAAGTTTTAGATACGGCAGTTGCAACTGGTATTTCCAATGATGAAGCTACCAAGTTGTTTGGTACTTTTATGCAGATTGGGGACTTGACTGCTAAACAAGCTGAAGATTTAATAGAAAATACTGCACAACTAGCTGCTCAACGAGGAGTTGCCCCAACTGCTGTATTACGAGATATGGCTGGTTCAGCAGAAGAGATTGCTGGGTATACTAAAGGAACTGGTGAAAATATTGCTGAAGCTGCTATTCAAGCTAGACAACTTGGAATATCCCTATCTACATCAGCAAAAATATCTGATGGTTTATTAGATTTTCAAACTTCTATTGCAAATGAGGTAGAAGCTTCTGTCATGATTGGTAGAAGATTAAATTTTCAGAGAGCTAGACAACTTTCTTTAGAAGGTGATATTGCTGGTGCGACAAAAGAGGTAGTAAAACAATTAGGTTCTGAAGAAGAACTTAATAGATTGAATGTACTTCAGAGAAGAAGTATTGCTAAGTCGATAGGAGTATCAGTATCAGAAATGACCAAGTTAGTAAGAGGTCAAGAAAAGTTAACTCTTTCTACTGCTTTGGCTGGTGAAAAGTTTGAAGATTTAGTCGGACAAGATTCTTTAAGTACACTTACGGCTATCGTTAATGGTATAAAATCAATAGCTGCTACTGTACTTGATACTCTTGGTAAACCACTTAATATGTTGATAGGAAAACTTAGAGATACTATAACTGGACCAGAGGGGGTAGAAAGAATAAGAAAATTCTTTTCAAGTTTTGGAAATGTATTACTTGGTCTTATTAACGCCGCTTCTTATGTTGCGTCTTTCTTTAATGATAAACCATATAAAGCATTAACACCTACAGATTTTGGTTTTGGTGGAACACCAACAAACGACTATCGTGGTGGTAGAGGTGGAATATCTATGATGGCAGGACCTGCTGGTGTGTTTAGATTAAACCCAATGGATTCAGTAATTGCTACAACTAATCCAGTACCAATAAATGATTATGGTCCTCAACCTGCTGGTTCAGTAGGTATGACACAAAAAGTAGAGGTTACAGGAACAATAACAGGAACAAGAGACTCTTTAATGGCTGTAATTGAACCAGCACTTGGATAGGAATAAATCATGGCATATGAATCATTAGCAGATAAATATAGAGAGATTGAAAACGATATCAACCCAAGTCAAGGTACAACAGGTGGTGGTTCATCAACTGTTCCATTAGATGAACAGAGTCCAGATATATCACCGATAGCTGATTTATATAAACCTTTTAGTCAAGTTGCTCAAAAAATAACATTTGGTAATCCAACCACAACTAGCTATGACTTACAAACTGGTCAGTTCAATAATATAGAAACATTTGAAAAATTAGACCAAGAAAAAATAAAAAAGAGAAAGGTTGATGTAAGTGAAATAGCAAGTCTTTCTAAACTAGGTCAAGGTGATTTAACAATAGAAAGTTTATATGATAAGAGTCACAAAAATAATCCAAACAGACAATCAAAGTTTATCAGAGTTGGAATGGGTGACTTAAGTAAGTTAGATATAAAAGGATACTCTTCAAATGAAATTTCATACACAGGTGCTTTAAGAGGTAACGAACCATACTTTGTTGCGGATATAGGTTCAGATGACGGACCAGGAAACCATACGGATAGAATATTAGATTTTTATAGTTCACCACAAGGAAGAAATACCTTACTTAAAGAAAACCTTTTAAGTTTTCTTTTTGCACCAAAGAAAATTGATTTAAAGAATTTACAAATGCCATCCGTAGGTAGTATATTAGGAACTGGATTTGATAGGTTAATAGGTTTAAGTTTTAGAAGAGGTCATCACAACCTTGCTACAAATCTGGCTTTTCAACATGTAGATGCTTTAGGGGCAGATATAGAAATTGGTAATTTTGGTGGTGAGGTAGTAACTCTTGGTCAGATAGGTGATATAGGAAATACTCTTGGTAGTTTAAGACGACCATTTGCTATAGAGTATTCTGCTAAAAAAAGTACAGGACTTCCATATGGTCATCTTGGTGATAGACCAATTAATTTAAGACCTTTAAGGAAAATAAATCCTGAAAAAGCTAGTCCTAAATTTGTAAGAAAAGGTTTAGAAAGATTAAGACAAATAGGGTTAGACGAAACAGATAGAATAGCAAACATACCTGTAACTAAACCATCTCCATTTTTTGATTTATCAGGAGGACCTGGAAGTCATAATGAGACATTTAAATCAAATCTTTTTGGTCCAAGAAAAGCAAGAGGTTACAAAGACCACGCTTCGGACAGTGAAGTTATTCTTCCAGGTGACGATGAACCATCTTTTAATGAGGACGAGGGTTTATTTAATGATTTTGACGATTTTAGTGGTTTAGGTGAAGCTCCGTTAGAAAATGAAGCAAAACTTGTAGATGGTGATTTTTATCTTAGATTTAAAGATTTAAGAGATGGTGCGTATATTTACTTTAGGGGATATATAAATGGTATAACAGAAAATGTTAGTCCATCTTGGACACCTACGAACTATATTGGTAGAAGTGAACCTGTTTACAATTATGAAAGAGCTGAAAGAGATATAAGTTTTAATTTAGCTGTCTATCCACAAAGTGTTAGACAACAAGAGTCTATGTACAGAAAACTTGATAGATTAACATCTTTAGCTTATCCACAATATATGGCTAACCGTTCAACAGGTTTGTCAAGAATGAAACCACCATTTACTGAAATGTACATGGCTCATATCGGTAGCAAGACAAAAGGTCAGTTTGGATATATAAAAACTATCTCTTATACCGTAAATGAGAGTGGTGATTGGGATCATTTACAATCTGTGCCAAGAGTTTTTAACATCGCTATATCATATCAAATACTTCAAAAACAAGCACCAGGATTATATCAAACAACTTTTTATGGTTATAATGAAATTTAAAGAGGTTAGAAAATGAGTAGATACGATTCTGTAAAGGTATATAAAAATAATAATGTACAGAGCATTGGTACAAGTTATTTACCAAACTATGAAGAAGACAACTCTGATATTCTTCTTATTGCTACTGATGGTGATAGATGTGATTTATTAGCAAAACAATTTTTTGGAGATGAAAGCTTGTGGTGGTTTGTTGCTTCAGTTAATAACTTAAAAACAAATAATATCAAAGCTGGTACTCAGATAAGAATTCCTATATCAACAGAACAAGCAACTATAAAATAAAATGGGTAAATTTAGTGATAAGCTTTTCGGTTCTAATGTAGATACGAAAACTATAGATATATTTAATGCTCTGCAAAAAGGTCAGTACGAATTTAAACCAAATGAATCTGTAACCAATTTACCAGAATATTCTAAATACTTGGGTGATAAAACCACATTTGCTAGAATGTGGACTGCTGTAGCTACGAGTGGTAGTGATGTTGAAAATGATATTTTTTTTCATATTGTAAATGACAATAGATCTAATTTTTACGAACCAAATGAACCAGTTGGTTTCAATCCCTTTTCTGAGAGTGTTATTGAAGAAGGTACAGATAATCAATATCTAAAACCAAATGCAGGAATTACTTCTATATCATCAAAGACAGAGGGTCCTTTAGGTGCTGTCAAAAGAACAACTGTAGAGTTTGTTGTTCACAATAAAAACGATTTTGATAATATTTACTTACCTTTCTTTTTACGACCAGGTGCTACTGTTATAGTTGACTTTGGTTGGAGTGATAGAAACTTACCATTATATGATATAAGTTCTGTTATAAAAAATAACGATACAGAACTAAAACAATTTAAAAAGTTTATTTACGATGGAGCTGAATCAGGTCCAGATGGTGAGTTGATATTTAGAAACAGAGATGGTAAAAGAATATATAAGAGTAAAAAAGATGATGGAGCTGTTGCTTTCGTTACAGATGATACGAACACAACACCACCTGGTTACTTATATTCACATAAAGGTTTGGTGGATACTAATATAGGTATTGTACAAAGTTATAGTTCAAAAATAGTAAATGGTTCGTATCAATGTAGTTTAGAGTTACTTTCTGAGAATGCTAGTCTTTTAGATAATGAAATATCAGCTGATAATAATTTGAAGTTTATATTTGCGAATAGATTTGAAGAAATTTTAATACAATCATTAACTAATCAAGACGAATTATTATCTGAAAAAAATCAAAAAT